CTTTTTTAATGGCTGTGTACAATCATCATGTAACATTGTCGCGTAAGGGGATGACTTCCACTTCTTAAGCATAGCGCCTTGTATCGGCTGCAATGCTGAGTAAGTGTGGGCACATCCTGCGGAGATAATTCTCCACTTCGCGAGATCTGCTACAGGGACAATTTTAACATCCAAGGCGGGTCTGTAAGGGTAGTTCTTACCCTCCACCTCCCTAAATGCTTGTACACTCTTCTCGTAATGCTTATTGTATTCTGTTTGCCTCCATGACTCGGTTTTTGACACCAAGTAACGTAATTTACCAATGGCCTGGGCTTCCTTATTTCCTTTACTTAAATCCAAGTTTAACCTATCTGTTAATCCTAACGCACCCCCCTTTCTTAGGGACGCTTGTAGGCATGCAGAACCGGTGGGCATGAATTTAGTGAAGTACTTAGGAGCGGACCCAAAGATATGGGCGGAGGTGCGCTGGATACAAAGACACATATCCAAAGGGATTTTGTCTTTTCCAAACATCTCCATCCTCTCTTTATGGGTACCCAAGGCGATGTCCCTACTTTTGTCTGTTAGCTTCAACCAAGATTGTTTACAACCTTTTTGAAGGGAATAGATGAAAGCGACATCACGCCTTGCGATGGCACGGGCTACAAATCTCTTACACCAGCCTGAAAATAGAGGATGTTGAATCCACTCAGGTTTAATGGGCTTATTAGGGTCCATATTCTGGAAGACAGAGGCTAGGTAGCCATCAGTATAATATTTGACAAACTTTTGCTCATGATTTACATCGTTTACGTAGAAGTGAATGTTCTTTGCTGTAACAGCAAACGACTTGATCATTCTGCCTAATTCTTTACTACTAAACCATTCGCCCACAACAAGTGAGCGTCTGGCCAAAAACGGTAGGACAAGAGAACGAGTAATTACTGTTGCGGGCTCATTTAAATCATATTTGAGCTTCGCATAGGCCAAAGCGCCTTGTGTGACAGTGAGTAACAGATTGTCAACGGAACGGGATGTAATTCGTTTTGCATCCGCTTTGATCTGCATACTAGCAGCAACCGTACTGCCAACGGGCGGTTTCGGACTGTCCCCCTTGTTTCGAGTTAAGCTCGGGGGCAGGCTAGTGGTATCACCTTCTGATACCGACATAGAGTGGAAGAATTGGAATTTCT